TGAAGTCAAAGCAGTAACAACTATAGCTACAAAAACAAAAGGAGGAGCATCTGTTAATATCTTAACTCCAACCAATAAAACAGCATTACTTGGAGCTGGTTTAACTTTAGACGAAATCAATCAAATTCAAAATGATGTTGCTAATTATGGACTAGAAGAAGCATTAAAAGGGATAGAAGATAAAAATGTTATTCAAACTCTTAGAGAAATTTATGGAACAGAAGCTGAAACACCTGAAGATAATGAAACATATTTAAGAGAAAATTTAACAACAAAAGAGCTTAAGAAACTTGCTGATTGGGCTAAAGTATCAAAATGGTGGAGAGGTCGTGCAAAAGATATTAAACAATTCTTCAGTATAGCAAATGCAGATACATTAAGCCAGATTAAATCAGCAGTAGAACAAGGATATACAATTGATGAGATAATTGAATTCTTAGAACAATAGTTATGTATACACCAGTAGAACAAAGAAAAAAAATAGTTAAGCAAAAATCTTTTTCTAAATCTGAAAAAAAACAAATTACTATTGAAACAGTTAAAGGTGTTTTAGGTTGGACTAAACCAGAAGATAATCCTTATTTGAAAGTTGCTAAAGATATTGCTCAAGGAATTGCTAGAACTGTTGCGTCTGTTGGTATTTCAGCAGGTAATATTCCTAGTAAAATTAAAAGTCAAAGACCGACATTTAAAGAAGAAATTCCTACACAAGAGACAAAATTAGGTAGAGCAATCTTTGGAGAAACTCCAGTAAGAACAGTCGAAGAAAGAGTTAGACGAACTAAAGAACAAATTAAACCTTATATTGGAGAAAAAATTTCTCAGAAAGTTGCTTTTCCTTTAGTAGGATTAGGCATTGCTATGGATTTAAGTGGGTTCGGAGGAGGAAAGGTTGTTAAAAAAATGACAGAAATACCTGAACAATTTTGGAAAGTAATCGGAAAAGAAAAGAATGCTACTAAAATTGAAGGAATTCTTACAAGTATTGGATTAGATAAAAAGAATGCTAGATCTTTATCTGAGACTTTTGCTCCATTATCTAAAACAGAAGATCTTAAAAATGCTCTTGTATCTTATAAACCTGTATCTGAAAGAATTCCACTTAGTGAGATTATTAAGAAAGAACCAGTTTATTATCATGGAACTAACAATGGTAAAGAAATTGTAAAACAAGGATTTAATCTTTCAAAACTAGGTGATAACAGCGGTTATAAGGGAATAATGGGTAATGGTATATATCTTGATATGACACCTAATGCGGAAGGAGCTAAATTATATGGAAAAGATATTCTTGAGGTAAAACCAAAATCTGGATTAAAATTATTTGAATGGTCGGGAAAAGTATCTGATTTATATCATGAAAAAACTGGATATGGAACTCCTGAAAAAATTACTGAATATTTACAATCTCAAGGATATGATGGTGTTAAACTTAATAATCAACAAATGGTTATTTTTAATCCAAAAAATATTGAAAAAGTAAAAATTTCTGGTCAAGGAACAGGTGAATTATCTCAGATAAAAGAATCAGAAATTAAACCAGTAAAAAAAGAACCACTTCAGAATGAAACTATTAAATGGATAGATAATTGGGTTTCAGGGAGTAATAAAAAACCATCTTTGAAAGTTGAACAACAATTATCAAAGTATAAAGGAAATAAACCTGTTACATTATACAGAGCTGTTATTAAAGGAAAAGAAAAAACTAATGAAATTGAATCTTGGTCTTATTCGAAAGATGGAGCTGAATTTCATGCAGATGTTGGTTTCCCTGAAAATGCTGAATATACCATTATAGAAAAACAATTTAATCCTGAAGATATTATATTTGATAGTAGACATCTTTCTGAAGATGAACTAAGTTCTTTTTCAGAAAATGCTCTTAGATACTTAGAAACTGAAAATGAGGTTATTGTTAGAAATAATAAAATTAAAATTCCTAAAACAGGAAATGAAGTAAAAGAAAGTCCAATAGATATTAAATTTCAATCTAAGATTAAAAATAAAGAATATCTTAAGAAAAATTTCGAAGATGAAGACTTAAAAATAGAAGATTCTGGAAAAAAATATGTGTATCATGCAACTAATAGTAAAAATATTGAAGAAATTAAACAAGAAAAATTCTATAGAGCACAACCAAAAGGAGAGGGCTTAATAAAAAGAGGAGGAGGAAGTATGTATGGGAATGCTCCTCATTTCAGTGAAAATCTTGTAACTGCAAAAATGTATGGTGATAATATAATTGAATTTGGAATTAAAGATGGTTCAAATATAAAAAGATTCAAAGGAACATATGATTTGAATAAAGAAGTAGGAGAATGGGCTGAAAAAACAAAAGGAGCATTTTATAAAAATAATACTGAAGGAAATCAATTAATAGATGATTGGGCTAAGGCAAACAAGGTTGATATATTATTTGTTGGACAAGATGGTAGTATTTTTAATCAAAATGCAATTAAAAGATTTGATGATAATAAATCTCTTTTCCCTACAGTTATTCAAGGTGAAACATTTACAATGGGTCCTTCGACAACAACTTCTCCTACATTAAAAGGGTTGAAAACTGAACTTAAAGCAACTCAAAAAGAAATTAAAAATGCACAGATTGCTGCTGAGAAAGCTGCTAAATTAGATGCTAAAGAACAAAAAGTAAGAACAGATGCTTTATCAAAACTTAATAGATATCGAGGTTCTACTGATACAATTGAAGGAGAATTGAAAAATAAAAATCTATCTCAAGAGGATATTGAAAATATAGTTCTTGAAGATGGAACTAAACTACTTGATGCTGCAAAAATAAAACGTAATAATGATGGTTCTCTTTCAACTGTTATAACTAAAAAAGAACTTGAAGATATCAAAGCTAGTTATACTGATGAAGTGCCGAAACAAAAATGGGAAAAGAAATCTATACTTGTAAATGCAAAAGAAATTCCTATTAATCTTTTAAAATCAATTGAACTACCTTATTCTTATTTTGAAAGAAAAGGATTATCTTCTATCTATGATCAAGTAATTGAATCACAAAGAGATGCTGAATTAATGAAAAGTAGATTAATTGAAAAATTCAAAGATGCTGGTTTATATAAAGAGGGAGGTTGGTTTACTGCAAATCGTTTTAACTTATCTAAGAATGAAGCTGAAGGAGTATCTGAATATTATCTTGGACATCAAGGACACGGAAAGGAAATTCCTATTACAGATTTATCTTCTAATGGACAGAAGTTTGTTAAAGTATTTGATGAAATAATTAATGAAACAACTAAACCATTTTATGAAGTAGCTAGAAGAATGGGAAAGAATCCTGGAGTTGTTGAAAATTATGCACCAATAATGACAAGAGACGATATAAAACTTGTTGATCAAGGTGGTGGTCAAGATTGGTTATTTAGAAAACATCCAGCATTCTTTTCACTTAAAGAAAGAGTTAAAAGAGTACCTAAAGAAATATACGAAACAGATTATAGAAAAGTTGCAAGTCGCTGGTTAGATGGAATAACACAATTTATAACAATGGGTGATACTACTAACCATCTTAAGTATTTAATTAATAGTGATGAATTTAAAAGTTTAATTAAAGAACAAGATTATTCAATTGTTTCTAATTGGCTTAAAGATATCACAACTCCTCAGATATCAGGTTCATTAGCAGGACAAGCGACAAATGATTTATCTAGATTAATGAGAAAAGGAGTTGCTCTTGGGTCTCTTGGATTAAACTATGCTACAGTTCTCAAACAGGCATTAACTCAAATACCAATAACTATTATTGAAAAAGCACCTCCTAAATTTAAAAGTAAATATGCTGAAGCTTTTGGAATTAATGTTAAAGATTTACCTTCTATTTCTAAGAGAAAAGGAGATATTGCTATATCAGATTTACAAGGTAAAATAGGAAGTATTTTTACAGGAGCTATTACACAGTTTGATAAGAAGAATGCTCAATTAGCTATGAATGCTTTACTTGATAAAGAGTATCGTAAATTTTTAAAACAAGGAGATGAAATAACTCCAGAAGTAAGAAAAGTAATTGAAAAGACAGCTCAAGATAAAATAGATATGTGGTTTGGAGGTTTCTTTAAAGGACAAAGACCTGAAGCTTATAGACAAGAATTAGGAAACTTTATTTTAATGTTTACTTATCCTTTGACTTCTCAAGCTAATGGATTTTTCAGACATATGTTAAAAGCTAAAGGTTTTGTTGGAAACATTAAAGCTGTTGCCGAAGTTCTTGGAGCTGTTGTAGGAATTGCTTATATGGAAAAAGTTATAGAAAATCTAAGTCCTCAATGGAGTGATGAAAAAGAAATGACAAAAGATATTCTTGTATCTGCAACAGGAAATATTCCAATGGCTGGACAGATTGCTTATGCTATAGAATCAGGACAAGATATGAACGTATCTCCTGTTGTAGGAAATATAAATAATATAGTTAGAAATATAAGTAAAGGCGAAGGAGAAAAAGTAGCTTGGAATATTGCTGAAACTATTGGATTACCAAAACAGATTAGACGAATTAGAGAAGGTCTTGAAATAATGGAAGAAGGCGGCGTTACAGATAGTAACGGAAAAATGATGGCTCCTGTTCAAGATACTATGGAATATATTCGCGCATTCTTAAGAGGAAAATATGGACCTTTAGCTTCCCAAGATTATATTAGAAATATGGGAGCTGATGCTGAAGATAGAAGATGGTTTTATCCTGAAGTTGAATTTTTACAAAATGCTGGAAGTTCAAAACATCCTAAAGATGGAAGTTATAAGAGAAGAGCAGAAATTTATAAAACTTGGGATAAACAAAAACAAATTGAAATGAGAAATTTTTTAAGTGAAAATCAACAAAAAAAATTAGATAAAGCTCTTCAAGGAAAGTCGACATCTAGTAAGGGCACAAAAGCATTATCAGATATTTTTAAATAACTATGCAAAATAATTACGAGGGTTGTAGAGATACACAAACAGAAGAACAGAAATCATTAAACTATAAACTTATTGAAGTGTGCTCGGCTCCTCAACCAGTTAGTTGGATTGAAAAAACTAATTATAAAAGTTATCCTATTCGTGATCAAGATGGATCATGTCAATGTGTTACAATGACATTAGCTACTGAAATGGGGATTATTGCTGAACAGAAGTATGGAACTTTTATAGATTTTTCATCTTGTTTTCCTTACCAGCAACGAAAATATACTAGTTTTAAAGGTTGCACTTCAGAAGACTTATTCGAAGTATTTCCAAAGATAGGAAATATTCTAGAAATATTAATGCCAAGTCAGAAAATTGGAGAAAATGCTTGTATGGCAGTTCCTAAACTTAGTTACTATGATGATTTAGCAAAAGTATTTAAAATCAAAAGAATTGCATTACCACTTGATTTTGAAACAGTTGCATCAACAGTTCAAGCAACAGGAAAAGGTGTTTCAGTTTGGTTTAAGTTTGACCATACAGAATGGACTAATAAACCTCAAGTTTTAGTCTCGAACCCAACAGGAGGACATTCAGTTACTGTTGTTGATTTTGCTCTTATTAATGGTAAGAAATATCTAGTTATTCAAGATAGCTGGGGAATAAGTTTTGCAGTTCGAGGATTGAGATTTATTTCAGAAGAATACTTTAAAGCAAGATGTTATCAAGCATCATATTTACTTTCATTTTCAATGCAAACAGAACAAGGAGTAAGACCTACCTATATTAGTAGATCAGTTAGTTCAGCAAAAGATTGTTTCAAATGGGAAGGATTATTCCCTACGAATATCGAATCAAATAATGTAGCTGATAACATTTACAAAACAGCTGTAAAAAGTTTTCAGAAACGATTTGGTTTGACTAGTGATGGGATTGTCGGACCTATTACTCGTCAAAAATTATTAGAATTATATAAATAAAATTATGAGTGATTTATTTAAGTTAAATTGGAAAGATTTATTTAACGGAGCAATAATGGCAGTTATTGGAGATGTTGTTCTTTATTTACTTGTTATATTTAAAGAATTATATCAATTAGTTATGCAAAATCAACCTTTTCAAATTGAATTGGATTGGCGAGCTATTTTTATAGTAGCAGTATTTTCCTTCTTATCTTATCTAGCAAAAAGATTTTTCAGCGGAACAACAGGAAGTGTTCTTGTTAAATAATTTAATAGTAAAAAGTAACCTTAGAAATAAGGTTATTTTTTATTGTATGGTTTAATAATTTAGTTGTTTTATTGTCTAATATTAATATATTAATAAAGTAGGTTGGATTATTTTTATTTTTATTATATAATTATTTTAATGGTCGATATTAATCACATAAAAATTAAAAAAAATGGATAATAACGAAAGAATTATAAAAGATGCTCAATTTAGAAAAGGTCTTAGTATAGCATTTTTTAATGCGACTAACTCGGCGATAACCCTTGTATCGACAGATAAAGAATACTATACAGAAAGTGAATTAAAAGAAAAAATTGTTATGTGGAGAGATTTCTTTTTGAAAGAACATGAAAATTACTATTCAAAGGTAATTTCACCTATTGGTTGTCTTTATGATAAACAAGAAACAATTAAACTTATCGAAAGTGCAACTGGTATGGAAGATTTGAAAGATATTTGGCTTTCAATTTCTCAAGATGAAAGAAATGATGCTGATATTATCAAAGTTAAAGATGAAATAAAACAGAAATATGAAAACATTTAGTATTGAACATCGAAAACATATAAGTGAAAAAATGAAAGGAAATAAAAATGGTTCTTTTAGTAAAGGAATTTCTAGATTAAAACTTAAAGGAGTTTCTAGAACAGATGAAGTTAAAAGAAAAATTAGTATTTCTCATAAAGGAAAAAAGTTTTCAAAAGAACATATTCAAAAACTTAGAGAAGCTAGATTAAAAAATCCTAATAGATATTGGTTGGGTAAAAAAAGACCAGAAATTACAGGTAAGAATAGTAAAGTTTGGGTTAATGGTGATTATAAAAAAGCAGAAAATAAAATGCAAGATTCTGCTTATATGAATTGGTCTTATTTAGTTAAAAAAAGAGATTTAGGAAAATGTAGATTATTAAATAATGAATGTAAAGGTCGTTTAGAATCACATCATATTTATAGTTGGAGAGAATATCCTACACTAAGATATGTTTTAACAAATGGTATAACTTTATGCCAATTTCATCATCCTCGAGGATATGAACAAGAGAAACGAATGATTCCAATATTTCAGGAATTATTGTCAGTATCAAAAGAAAATATTGAAAATCTTTAATGATATAATTCAAGGAACAGATGAATGGTTTCAAAAAAGAAAGGGAAAAATAACTGGAACTGTTCTTAAAGATATAATGGGAACTCCTTATAAAAGAAGTGAAGCTATCTATGAAATGATAGGAGATATACTTGCTGAAGGAATTGAAGACCAAAGTGAAAATCCAATGGCTCGTGGTAATCGTCTTGAACCAGAAGCACGAGCAATGTTTCAATTCGAAAGAAGTAAACAGGTTAAAGAAACAGGAATTACTGAAAAAGATGGTAATCATCAAATTGCAAGTAGTCCTGATGGTTTAATTGGAGAAAATGAGGCGTTAGAAATTAAATGTATGGGTCGTAAGAATCATGTTAAGTTTTGGCTTACAAATAAAGTTCCAGATGAATATGAATGGCAAGTAATTCAATATTTTATTGTCAATCCAAAATTGGAAAAACTTTACTTCGTAGGTTATCACCCTGAAATAACAATTCATCCGATGCACATACTTGAAGTTAAAAGAGATAGTATTCAAACAAAAATACTTACTGCTGAAAAAGCTCAATTAGCATTTTTAACAGAGGTCAAAAGTATTTTATCAACAATTATAGAATTTTAATTATGGAAGAAAATCAATTAGCAGTAGTAGTAAAAGAACAAAATCTAGAACCTACTCAAAGTGATATGCTCTTAAAAAAATTTTCTGGTTTCTTTGAAGAAGCTAGTAAATGGGAAAAAGAAGCTATGGCAATTCAGATAACAGACGAAAGTCAAGTTGAAGAAATGTCAAAAGCTCGTGAAATAAGATTAGCTCTGAAAGATATTAGAGTTAATGCTGATAAAGTTCGTGTCGGTTTAAAGGAAGGAATTATTCGTCAAGGAAAAGCTATTGACGGAGTTGCTAATGTTATTAAAGCCCTTATTGTTCCATTAGAGGAACATCTTGAAAAACAAGAAAAGTTTATTGAAAATGCAATAAAAGAAAAAGAAGAAAAGAAACTTGCAGATAGAACAGAAAGATTGCTTCAGTATGTAGAAGATATTTCATTTTATAATCTTAAAGATATGTCAGATAATGCATTTGAAGTTTTACTTTCAAATTCTAAAATGATATTTGATAAGAAAAAAGAAGATGAAAAAATTGCTGAAGAAAAAAGAATTGAACAACAGAAGAAAATTGACTTATTCAATGCTAGAAAAATAATGATTGCTCCTTATAGTTTTTTCTTTGATGCTGTTGAAGAAAAGTTAACAGAAGATATGAGTGATGCTCAATTCAAATCTTATCTTACAAAATTATCTCATGTTAAAAAAGAATATGATGATGACCAAGAAAAGATTCGTATTGAAAATGAAAAAATGTCTCAGACATTAAAACGAATTGAAGAATTAAGAAGTTATAAATATTCTAAAATTGATTTTAATCAAGATGAAATATCTAAAATGAATACTTCTGAGTTTGATAAACTTAGATATTCTATAATTGAATCTGATAGAAAAGAATCTGAAAGAATTAAAAAAGAGGAAAACGATAAAATTGCTAAAGAAACTCAAGAAAAGAAAGAAAAAGAAGAAAAAGAAGAAAAAGAAAGACAAGCAAAACTTGCACCTGAAAAGGATAAATTATTAGCTTATGCTGAAACAATTAGAACAATTCAAGCTCCTGCTGATTTGTCAAAAGCTGGATTAGAAATTGTTAAACAAGTTGAAGCAAAATTATTAGCAATCTCTCAAGAGATTAAAAGTAAGGTAAAAGAATTATAATATGAAAATAGATGTAAATATGGCGAAGTTTTTAGATAGTGCAGTTGATATTAAACATAAAGATATTGTTACTATTGAATCTGAAGGAAAATGGTATGAATCTCCAAGATTTAAAAAAGAAGATGGAACACCTACTAACGAGTTTAAGTTAAATATCAAACTTACAAATGGTGAAATTAGAAATGTAACTCTTAACTGGACAAATGTCAAAATGCTTGTTGAAGGATTAGGAGATGATACAGTTGAATGGATTGGAAAGGAGGTTCGTGCTTGGAAAACAAAAAGTGAAAGAGCAAAGATCGGTTATATTTATTTACTAGCTCCTATGGATTGGTCTCGTGATGATACTGGTGAATGGAAAAAAGGTTCTGCTGGTAAAGCAAGTGATAATCAAGATATTTCTAAACAAGATAAAACACCAACAGTTCAAGTTGATGAAGAAGATGGTGATATTATCAATCCTGCAGATATTCCTTTCTAATCTATATGAAGATCAACACTCGTAAAAATAAAGATGTTGATATGCCTAGTAAGTTTCAAGGAAGATTTTCTAAAGATGGTGGAATGGATTTCGGACCTATTATCAAAATCAAACTTAAACAGTTTATTAAAGATAATCCAGGAATGCCATTTACCTTACAACCTACTTATATTGAAAGTGATAAACAAAGAGGTTGGTTTGAAGGAGCACTAGTTACTTTAGTTACGTTTTATCAGGAAGGAATGGACTATCATAGTTCTAAAGATTTACAAGATGTCAGAGAATGGTTAAAATTAGAGTTTAACGGTAGGTATATTACAATTCATAACAAAGCCCATATAGTAGGGCAAACCACCAAGCACGCATTGAATAACGGGTTTCTCGATAGGATTGTAGAATGGCTCACAGAAAATTACGCACCTCCGATAGAAGCTCTTAATCCAGAATCTTATAAACTTTGGAAAAATACAGTTTATCCTTATGGTGGACCCGATAATTACATTGATTATTTAATATCACTTAATTTATTAAGTAAAAATTATGTCAGATAAAAAAGAATTTGAACCAATTCCTAAATTCAACGATCATGGTTCTAGTTGTTCAGGACACGGAAATTTTATGTTAGATTGCACTTATGAGAAACAAGAAGATCGACTCTTAATTGCAAAATGTATTGATAATTACATAACAGAAGAAAAATAGTATGGCTAAATCACGAATAATAAACACAAAATTTTGGAGTGATAACTGGGTTAGACGATTAGATAAAATAGATAGATATTTATTTCTATATTTTTTAACTAATGAACATACTAGTATCTGTGGTGTTTATGAATTATCACTTGATGTCATGTCTTTTGAAACAGGAATAGAAGAAAAAGAACTTTTAGAAAAATATATTCCACGACTTCAACCTAAAATGATTTACGTTAGAGGGTGGGTTGTTCTCGCAAACTTCCAAAAACATCAATCATCAACAAGTATTACAGTTCAAAAAGGAATAAAAGTAGAGATTGAAAAAATACCGTTAGATATTAAGAAAACAATTGATGATATATATGCTAGTGATATGCTATCTATACCATATCCAGAGCATAACATATATTTAAATTTAAATTTTAATTTAAATTTAAATACTAAACGTATTGTCGGTAAACCGACGATTTCTACTCAAAATAGGAAAAAAGAAAGTAATAATTTATCTTTTAGTGAGAAACCTAAAATTTATTCTTTAATAGAAGAAATTAAAAAATTAGAAAATTCCGAAAGACGAGATCTTAACATTATTGCTTTGTTTTTTCGTTATAAAAATCCAGATCTTAAAACCTACGAACAATATCAAATTGCACTTACAAGACATTTGAAACCTGCAAAAGCACTTGTCTTGTTTGATAATGAGCAACTTATCAAAGCAATAGAGATTGCTAAGAAAGAATATCCTGAGATATATACCTTAGAAACATTATTAAAAATATTAACAAAGTAAACATGGTAGCATACATTGGAACAGCATTATTACTCATAGCATATTTAGCATTATATTTTGGTAAAACTAATAAATGGTTTTTAATTTTAGATATAATTGCTAGTATTATACTTACGAGTCACGCAATAGAAATTAAAGATATTCCTTTTACACTTGTGAATGGAGTTATTACTTTAACTTTAATAGCAAAACTAATCAAAGATTATTATGGGAAGAATAGATAAACCAGAATATAAAAAGAAAGAATCAATTTATCCAGTTTATACTGCGAAAGATTTCTTTGCCTTAGAAGCTGAATTAGAAAAATTTGCAGTTGATAAAGAGTTACCTTTCTTTGATAGTGATAAAAGAGAAATAAAACATTTTGTTTCTACTGAAGGAATTCAACAATGGCTTATTGAAAAAGGAGCATTGTCTAATAAAAAAGAATGGTGCGTTAAAAATATTTTACTTTTTAAGGAACTAGAAGATAAATTACAACAGTATTCTTTTTGGTGTCGCAAACGAGAATACGCTATTAAACATCAAAATGAGGATTATGATCATCTAGCAGATCAGATAGAAATTGTAGATGATACTCCATTTTAGTTATGAACATACAACAAAGAAATCAACGAATTAAAGACTCCAATTTATCAATTCAAGAATTAGCTAATAAGTATAAAATTAGCTACGAACGAGTTAGACAAATTCTTCGAGATGACAAAGAAAGACAAATAAAACGATTTCTCTTTATTGCTAAAGAATATCAAGAAAATGTTTCTAAAATTATTGAAACGGATATAAATAAAGAAATTCAAAGATTAAAAAGTAAAGGTCGAAATAAAATTATAATTATTCAAAAAGTAATTTTTATCAAAACTTTGAAAGATACGTATGGAATGTCGCTTTACCGAATTGCTAAGTTATTTGGTAATAGCTACGGCACAATTATTCATCTGTATAAGAAGGTCGGAATTAAGATATAAATTGTGTATCACTTAGTTTTGAAAGAATAAACCGGATAGATTCCGGTGGTAGAGATAATAAAATGGAAAAATATACAAAGTATATCGTTAAATTTTATACAACCGAGTTAAATAATCAAGTTGATAAGATATTAAAAAAATATAATCTTCCTACTGATCAGCAAAAATTAAAACAGTTAGGTTATAAAATTGTTATAGAAGAAACCGATATTCTTCAGAATAGAATAACAAAAATTCAGTTATATAAAGTCGTTGATCAATCTCAATTCAAACTTACTTATGGATTTAGAATAGATTAAAATGAGACCAATATCTCCAGCAGTAAAAGCTAAATTAGATGCAGAACTTGATATTTGCGCAGTTGCAGACGGAAATTGCCAAGGAAGAATCACACGAGAACATACATTGATTTATGGAGGAAAACAGATTGATGAAGTATGGGCTATTATCAAAATCTGTGCTTACCATCATGAAGTAGACGAATTTCAAGATGGTGGTGGATTAAATAAAGAAAAAAATATTTGGGTGGCACTTAATCGAGCTACAGATCAAGAATTATTAAAGTATTCAAAAGTAATTAATTATATCGAAATGAGAAATCGTCTTAATAAAAAATATGGAACCTATATGCCAATTAGTTGAAGAGTATCATGGATGTGAAGGAAAAGTTATCGAATATGATTTAAAGAAGTGGGTTATGTATGATTTTAAAGTTCGAAATTATAAAATGAATCTTTGTGAATATCATTTTAGATTGAAATCTTATCCTGAATCTAAAAGAGATATATATAAAATTCTAAAGAAAAAATGTTAAAAGAAACAGAAAGTCAAATTCAATCAGCAATTTGTGATTACCTTACATACAAAGGATATTTCTTTTGGAGACAAAACAATGTCGCAACTATTCAAATTGATAGTTATGGAACAAGAATGAGGAGAATGCCTAAGTATGCTAGAAAAGGAACTCCTGATATTTTTATTCTTTTGCCTGGTAAAGTTATTTTAATGGAAGTTAAAAGTTCTATCGGACAATTATCAGATGAACAAAAAGAATTGCAAAAAAAATGCGAAGAGTTTCAAATTCAGTATTGTGTTGTAAGAAGTATTGACGATGTTCAAAAGTTAGGGTTGTAAAAATTAGAAAGTTATACTGTAATACTCATATATTAAGAAAATAGGTTGTCCTATATTTTAATATATCATATAATCGATATTATCGAGGTAAAGAATTTCATTGAAATCTTGATATCAAAAGTAGTAGTAAAGGAGCTTCAACACCCTTCTACCTAAGTGAAAATAGAGCTTTTGATATTAGGTTTCAGTGAATTTCTTCACTGAGTTAATTTACAACTGGAATATAAGTGCTCAAGAAAGAAAAGCAATTAGAAGATGAGATTATAAAACAATAATATACTCATATCAATTTCTTTACTAATCTTCTTTCTTCTTAACATTTCTAGTAACTACATTCTGGTTTAAGATAAGTTTTAAATTTAATAGGGTGTGTTAGCTCTCACAAAATTAAGTAGAGTTCAACCCAAATTTAAACAAAAAATCTTTTTCAATATCACTATTGGTATAAATTAATATCGATTTTTAATTGTCGTGCACGGTTCTGATATTCCAGAAATGGAGTAGAATTAAGAATCATAGTAGCTTTTATGTTACTATCTTTGCTTGATAATAACAGATTATAAGCAACTAACACATAGAAGAATTCCGATAATAGTCAGTTATAAAGTTGTAGTGAACCTTTATAATATCCATTCTATTATCGGATTCTCTCTTGTGTAATAAATTATGAAAGATAAAAAAAGGGTAAAATATAGTTTTAATCAGATGATTAATGATTCTATAGAATTAGCAAATCGTCTTAAATTAATAAGTTTTAATTTTAAGAACATTTACTGTTCAACTCTTAATTCTCAAGTATTAGGAATTATTCTTTCAAAGGAATTAGATTTACCTATAATCTATTCTAAGGCACGAATGTCTGATGAGACACTTATTGTATCTCATCTTATAGGTAGAAAAAATCAGTATAAAAAGCAGAATACTATTGTAGCTTTATTTATTGATAAAGACTCAAAAGTAAAAGTTGCATATTATTCTCATATCTTAAGAGAAAATCAATGGATAGATTTTACTCGTTAAGATTTATTAATTGACAAGATAATATATCTAATTTTAGATATATTATTTAAAAAACTACTATGTTTAAAAACTACAAAGTTACACCAGAGAATATTTCTTCGTTGTATGTTATTATCGCGGGATTGTTTGTATGTTTCTTAATGATAGCAAATATTGCAGCAAATAGAATGGTATCGTTGCCTTTTGGTATAATTGTTACAGGTGATATCTTTCTATTTCCATTGACCTATATTTTCGGAGATGTGTTAACAGAAGTTTATGGTTTTAAAAGATCAAGATTAGTAATCTGGTTAGGAATGCTAGCTAATCTTATCATGATCGGTTATTTTACATTATTAATTAAAACTCCTTTTCCATCAGATTTCGTAGCTAATGATGCGTATAGAACAGTTCTTGGTGTTACACCTATTATTGTTCTTGCTTCTATTCTTGCTTTCTTTGCCGGAGAATTCTCAAATTCAGCATCGTTATCAATTATCAAAAAATGGACAAAAGGAAAATTCTTATGGATTAGAACTATTGGTTCTACTATTATAGGTCAAATTTTTGACACTTTAACTTTTATGTTTATTGCGTTTAATTTCTTACCTAAAGAATTATTCTGGCAAATGGTTCTTGCTCAATACTTGTTTAAAGTAATTTATGAGATTTTAGCAACACCTTTGACTTACATGATTGTTAAAAGAATTAAAAAAGTTGAACAGTTAGATACATTCGATTATGGAGTTAAGTATAATCCATTTTCGTTAAAAATAAAATAAATATATGCGAATTTTTTTTGCAGTTAGTAATTCATCAACATATCTTAATCTCTTAAAAGAAGAAAAAGTTGATAACGTTTTAATCTCATTTGCTTTTTTCAAAAGTGCATATAAAACAAGAGAAATCTTTGGAGATTATCAACCTAAAAATCTTATTCTTGACTCAGGAGCATTTTCTGTTTGGAGTAAAGGAGATGAGATAGATATAGATCAATATGCAGTTTTTTGTCAGGATATAATTAAATTATTTTCTGAAACAAACTGCTATTGTGTTAACTTAGATGTTATTCCTGGAAAGTTTGGAAAACGACCAACTTCTCAAGAAATAATAGATAGTGCAGAACAAGGATGGAAGAATATGGAATATCTTGAATCAAAAGGATTAAAAGTTATTCCGGTATTTCACCAGCATGAAGATTTTTCAGTTCTAGATAAATTAACAAAACACACAGATTACATTGGAGTATCACCAGCAAATGATTGCTCAATGGAAGAAAAGTTAAGTTGGCAAGATCAAGTATATTCAATTTTAGTTAAACAACCTGAATTGATTAAAACTCACGGATTTGCTGTAACTTCTACAAAACAACTTTACCGATATCCATTATTTTCAGCAGATAGTTCTTCCTGGACTTCTCCTAGTCGTTTTGGAACAATTCCTATTGTTACAGATGATTTAGAAATGAAAGTAATTAAATATAAAGATAAAACATCTGTAATGAAATACTGGGAGTATATCAAAGATTGGAGTATCGAAAAATTATCTTCCGAAGATTGGAAAGATAGAATTACATTATCAATCAAGTCGTATTTACTTCTTAATAAGATAGCTAATAAGTTATGGGATAAAAGAGGTATTAAGTGGAAATAAAAAAAATGAATAAAGTTATAAGTGAAAATAAAAAATTAGTGACAACAAAGAGAATTGTTCGAATCGATGATATCATTCCAAATCCTTTTAATCCAAATAAACAATCTGATTATATTTTTCAAAAAATGAAAGATACAATCGAAACAAAAGGATTGTTTGGTTCAATTATTGTTCATGAGTTAGCAGGTATTTATCAAATACTTGATGGTGAACATAGATGGAAAGCTTGTAGAGAACTTGGATGGAAAGAACTTCCTGTAGAAGTATCTCCTCAATTAGAAGAAAATGATGTTAAGTTTTGGACTATTTATTTTAACAACACTCACGGAAAAGATGATATTGAAAAACGAGCTAAGTTATTTGAAGAAATAGACGAAGGTCAAGCTCAGTTGCTTCCTTTCACAGAAGAAGAAATCAAAAACGAAAAAGAACTTTTCAAGTTTGATTTTTCAAAGTATGATGAACAAAAAGAAATATCTGCATTAAAGAAAACAAACATGATATCATTTTCTGTTTCAGAAGATATAAAAGAATTGTGGAATAGATGTCTTGAAGTTTGTAAAGAAGATAAAATGGATATTTCAATTATGGTCTATCGAATGTGTGATGAGTTCTTAAGAATGAATGATTTTCGTTATAATAAATTTCTTGAAGAAAAAGAACAAAAACGAGTTCAAGATGTCATAGATAAGGATATTAGAAAAGCTAAAGAAAAAGAATTAAATGAAAATTAGTAGGTGGGGATAACTATTTTTTAGTCTTATTTTACAAGATGGTATATATTAATAAAATAGGTTGTCCTAAAATAAAAAATAGCTTATAATATAATCAAGGAGGTATGAATATGGGATAGGACATTTTGGTTACGACTGGAATTATCCTATGTCATATTCCTCTACTCCGATTATAAATTAAAAAATATTTTTTATGAAAAAAGTAAGAATATTAATTGAAGTGAACGGAGAGGTAAAAAGATTTTTTCTAACAATATGCAACGATACTGAATTAGAAAAGATAGTAAATGTGATTTCAAAAGAAATTGCAAATCATAAATAGTCGAATTATAAATTAACTTGTGTCCTTCTACCTTAGCAGTTTACTCACAAGTTTTCTGCTAAGGTGAAAGGAACTTATTAAAATGAAAACAATTAAATTAAGAACAGGAGATTTAGTTTATAAAAAATCTGATAAGAAAAAAGATATTGGGATAGTTGGTTATACTAAACATTGGTCTTTGATAGAAAATTCAGTTGATGTATATTTTAGAACGAACGCAGATGCTTTAGGATCTCCTTTGTTATGTGATATTAAAGATCTTGTTTTATTTAAGAAAAGAGAATTGGTCGAAAATTATTGGAAATATATTATTCGATAATAATTTATGGCTGAATATACAAAAGAAGAAAAGCAAGAATACTTTAAGAATCTTCGTGAAGAATGGAAATTAAATAAACAACTTGCTGATGATGATACTAGTGCTAAAATGAGATTTGATGCAATAATGCGTGAAGCAGAAGGTAAAGTAAGTTGGTATTCATTTTACTGGACATATAAACAAATGGAGAAGCTCGGATTAACTGGTAATCCATATGTTGATTGTAAAACTTATGAAGGTTGGAAAAAGGCAGGATTTAAGGTTATAAAGGGCGAGAAATCAAAGATAAATGGTATAACCTGGTTATCATTCTCAGGAAGAAATCCTAAAACATCAAAAAAGGAAGATGTTGTATATCCTAAACTTTATCATTTATTTCACAGTTCACAAGTTGAACCTATAAAATAATGGCTAAACAAAAAATATCCGAAAAATTATCATATATACAGAAATATCATTTTGATAAATGGTTACAAACTAGACAACGAGTTGCACAAGAAGAGAGTGATAGAAATGCAATATTCTGTGTATGTGGCAAATTGGCAACAGGATTACATGAGTTAAATTGTAGAAAATTTAACGATAGAATAACTAAAATTACTGTTGAAAGAATTGAGAAAGAATTATCATTAATTTATAAATAATTTATGAATCAACAAGAAAGAATAGATAGTTTTATAGCAGACTATCAAAAATTAAGAGGAAATGAAGTTGTAGTTACAAACGAAACAAAAATAAAAGGCACTTCAATTGATAGAATTTGTCAAATTGACAGTGCAAAACCTTATCGTCGAATGAGACAATGGTTAACAAATGCTCTTAAGAAAAAAGAAATTGAAGAAGCACAAAATAGTTCACCAAAATTATTCGATAAACCAGTTAAAGAAAAGAAGGTTCGAAAAGCAAAGAAAAATTCAGTAGAAATTCAAGGAATTGAAATACCTGAATTATTACTAAGTGATATCTTAACCAACTTTAAAATCGGAAAGTTGTCGTTACAAGATACAGTATTTATCATTAAGCAACACTACAAGAAATAATATGAGAAAAGAAGTATTGGCAGAATTTAGAAAAAAGCATTTTTGGAGAGGGTTCTATGTTTGCTTGTTTTTTATAACATTACCAATCGTAGCCTTCTTCATGATAGTCGTTAATTTATTAGTTAAAAACATATAATTTTTATGGCAAAAGTAGTAAAAAAAGAAGTTAAAAAAATAGTTTGGGATAGTAAGTTAGATAAAGAAATAATTAAATTTAAAAAAGATGCACTTACAAATAAGAATGTTTCAATTTGTATGGTAACAACAAATAAGAAAAACCAAACAGAAACTCTTATTCTTAATCACGGTGGAAATAATAAGATATTTATTCTAGCATTTCTTGAAGGAATTAAAAGAACTAATCCAGGAATACTTAAGAGTTTAGCATTAGATATGTTAACTATGTTAAAGTAATATGAATATAGAAGAATCACAAAAATGTTCAGATTGTAATGGAATTGGAGAAGTTTCTACAATGGAAAGTGTATATCCTGGCACTCCTGATTCTCATATACAGGCACCTGTTGGTTCAGAAACCTGCAATAACTGTAACGGAACAGGATTAGAAGAAGATAACGAATTAGTTAAAAGTAGAATAGTCGACAATTTAACTCAAGAACAAGAAACTAAACTTAAAGAAGAACATTCTAAAAGCTATACAGGCACAGATGATGATATGCCTAATAAGTTTGAAGAATGGTTAGTTGAATTAAGTTTAGATGAATTGTTAAAGATTTTGTTATGAAGACAAAAAAAGTATCAAAAGAACAATTAAAAGGAATAGTTTCAAATATAATGGAATTTGAAACAGATGAATTGCTTGAAAAAGCAGTTAATAGTTTATTTGAAGGATATTCAGTTATTGTTGATGCAGTTTGTTACATTGGAAATGGGAGATATGTAGATAAAAAATCAAAGAAAAGGTATAAATATAAAATGATAGTTCCAATACTTGATAATTATAATAATCTTTATTCAACTGATTTATATCAAGAAAATTCATCAAATGCAATAATGGCTAAATATGCAATTTATCGTGCAACAAGACAAAAAGTAGTTGATGTCGTTGCAGGAATTAAAACAGATTATTCATTAAATAGATTTGATTTTGGTTATAAAAATGGTGAATATGGAATTTTTAAAATGATAAGATGACTTTATTAAACTTTATAATTGAAGGATATCAACAAGGAAAGATAAAAATTATCTCGAAGGAAGTTCATAAGTAAAAGAAAATGAGAAATTTATAAAAGATAAAGTTACTGAATCAATAAAACAAAAGTTTAATTTAGAAGAATAATCTCCCTCTCCCCCTATCTAATGAGTTAGTGTGTTGATAAGCCCGTCAGTTCAAGTGTGGTTCGCCACCTGTTCCTACTAGCTAGCATAGAATGGACAACTTGAACGGGGTTACCAGCACATTAACCATTATTTATAGGGATGATGAATAAAAATGTATGAAGTTAACACAATTACAGGTAAGAACTATTTTAAAAGTTCATAAAGATCAAAGAATAGGACAATTTCTATATAATGTTTTCTTTGGATTAGATATATTTAACTTAAGTGACAAAGAGTTTATCAAAAAATTAGAAGATTATCAACATATAAATAAAAAACAATGATGTTACTTAACTGTATAATTAATGACTATAAAGAAAATAAACTTAAAATTATAAGTAAAAATGTTTTCTGTCGTAAAAGTAAAAGATGTAGAGAAGTTATTAAAAAATTATATTTTTTACAATACGATAATGGAGATATTCGAAGAATCGGAAGAAAAGAACGAGAAATATTACAATCTATCAATAAAATAACCTCATAAGCGAGGTTATTTTTTAGTTTAGAAACTTGTAAAGCCTTTTAATTTTTGGATTTACATTCTCATAGTGTTTCATTTTAGATATTCTCAGAATTAACATGATTATATCATAGAAGTCTTTATCAAAGAAAATAGAATGAATCATTTTTTCTTTTTGTTCGTCTATGTATAATAAATTTTCTGGGATAGATTTTCCACCATTACATCTATTCTTAATGTGATGATAAACATTTTTTTTCTTTTTCATAGCTCAAAGATCTATTTGTTTTATCAATTATAGCATATTTGATTTTTTATCAAAAATATCTTATAATATGTATATACTATTTTAAATAAAAACATGAACATAATAAAAATAATTGAACAAGAATTAACTGATTACGAAAGTAAATCAGTTGAAATCTCAGAATCAGTTCATCGTTCAGCATATAAAAGAATTAAAAGAATAGCATTTTTTGAAAATCAAGGAGGAGAAGATTCAAAGATAGATGAGCTAGGTCAATATCAATACTGGTTAAATCCAATTAAAATTTATATAGATTCAACAGTTAAAAGTCTTCGTATCGATACAAAAAACTTTCTAGTATTTTCAACAGCTCCTGTTGAAGATTTCCCTGCTGTATTTACTACTAATTGTGCTCTTAAAGACTACTTGTTTGATAGTAACAGAGATTCACAACTTAAAGAAGATATAGAATACTATGTAGGTTGGGGAAATAATTTATGGCGAAAACTTGAAAGTGGATACGAACTTTGTGATTTATCGAATACATTTGTTATCAATCAATCAGCAAGAACAGTTAATGACACAGTAATTATTGAAAGACATCAATTAACTCAATCTCAGCTTAGAGAAAAAGAAGGAATATTTCAAAATATTGATAAAGTAATTAAAGAATGTGGGAATAAAACATTTAGTTCAACTCGTAAAACAACTACAGAAACAACATCTAATCCAATGTATGAAATATACGTAAGAATGGGAGAAGTATCAGAAAAAGATTTATTTGAAGCACAAGGTAAAGAAGGAGGAGATAAAGATAAATTTCTACTTGCTAGAATAGTTACAGCAGGTCTTCAAAAATCAGGTAAAGACGATAGTAAGTTTATCTTATTTGCTGAACCTTTTGGTAAAAAGAAAATGTCAGACTTTTATAAAGAAGCACATCTTGGCAATTATCACGGAACTTGGCTACGAGAAGGTATATATGAAACATTTTTTGATTACATAATTGCTATTAGAGAAATAGATAATTCTATTCAAGAGGGTTTAAATTGGGCTTCTAAAGTAATTTTTGCTTCATCTGATAATAAAACATTTCAAAATATAAGAACAGATATTGAAAATGGTCGAATGATTAATTCAAAAGACTTACGTCAAGTAGATGTAAGACTTCAAAACTTAGATCAACTTATTTCTCGTCGTAATAATCTTATTGAAGAAATGGATAAAGTTGCTCATTCATTTGAAGTTATTCAAGGAGATACACCACCTTCTGGAGTTCCTCTAGGAACAACAATGGCAATGAATGAAAATGCTAATAAATATTTCATTGAAATAAGACAAAAGTTAACTATAGCATATAAACATATCTACAAAGAATGGGAGTTACCAAGGATAGTTAAAGATTTAAAATCTCAAGATATCATTAGAGTAACAGGAGATGTTTCAATAATTGATTCATTTAGAAAGTTAGCAGTAGATTTCTGGTATAATCAAAACTTAGTTAAAATTGGACCTCACACCCCTGAAATGAGAGAGCAATTAAAAATAGAAAAGTTAGCTGAATTAACTCAATATGAACCATTAATAGAAAATATGCCAGAAATATGGGATAATGTATTGAAACGATTATATATTACTATTACAGGTGAAAATATGGATCTCACAGAAAATCTTACAACAATTTCTAATTTACTACAGTATGAGACTGATTCATTTCGTCGAGCATATTTATTAGATAGAATTTACGCTATTAAGAACATTCCAATTCCACCAGCACCAAAGCCAACAGTTCAACCAACAGCACCAACAGCACCAATAGCACCACAGACACTTACTCCAATAGCACAAACATAATGAGAATAGATGAAAAAAAAAGAGAAGACTTAGAACAAAAAGTATTAGAATCAGAAAATAATATTGCGATGGATAGTAATTTACAAAGTAGAAAGGAAATGGCAGATATGTTTGAAAGAATGGTTAGTCCAGAATATCAAGAAGAAAGAAGAATTCACAACAATAGAAAGAAATTTATTAAAAACATTATAAACAAAGTCGGTTTATAAATTATAATTAGAAGAAAATATGTTAGTAAAACAAAAAAGAGAATATTTTATTAGTTTGTATCAGAAGTTAAGTTATTTTGGAGAATTAAAAGGTGCTCGTTTTTCGTTTATAATTGCAAGAAATAAAGAAATTATTTCAAAAGAATTAGATAAAGTTCGTAAAATGGCTGAAGTTCCAGAAACTTACAAAGAATATGATAAAGCTCGTGTAGCAGTTAATGAAAAATATTGTTTAAGAGATAATGATGGAAAACCTGTTATTAAAAATAATGAATATCAAATATTAGTTGATAAACAAGAATTACTTGATAAAGAAATTGACGAGTTAAAAGAAACTTATAAAGAAGTTGTTGAAGAACATGAAAGTCAAAAGGTTGAAATCGACGATTTCTGTAAAGAAGAAATAGAATTAGACCTTATTGAAATTCCTTTGAAGTTTATTCCTGAAAGTATTACAGTAGATCAAATGGAAATATTATCCAAAATAGTTAAAGAATAACATGAACATAAAAGAATTATATCAAAGTCCATCAGGTAAAGCTATTAGAACACTTTTAGAATCTACTATTAATTCGATTAATATAGTAACAGATATAGATAAAAATTTACCTCCTGATATGATTGCTATTGAAGTCTTAGCTAGAATTAAAGCAATTGAAATGATGAATAATATATTACAATTAACACAACCAGAAGACAAATCTGAATTACATCCAAATGGAAACAAAAAATATGGTCTCTAAAAAAGAAAAAACAATTAAAGATCTTATTCCAGAAATAAAAATAGATAAAGAATTAAAGGAAATGAAAGAAGACAAATTTGCACTTCAAAGAATGGCAGAGAAACTTCGAGAAGTGTGTGGCGATAAATATGTCTTTCTACTATTTGATGCAAATCATGCTCCTAAAATTGGAGACACATTAACAATTAATAATCTAAGTGCTACATTTCGAAAAAGAAAATGAAAAAAATATACACAACATTAAGAATTGGTAATCAAGGAAGAAAGTATGTAGGAGTTAACATTGGTAATTATCAATTAGAAATTCCAGGTAGACAAATAACAGGAACGAAAACTAAATCAGTTTCAGTTCCTGGTTACTCAAGGGCAAAAACAGTTAGTTATAATCCAGCCAATTATGCTAAGACACGAATGGCAGGAACAGTATATGGTAATCAAGACCAATCAATCAAAAAAACAAAAACAATAGTTAGACAAACACCAAGTAAAATGGTTATCAAAACTACTAAGTATGGACCAGCTAACTATTATGGAAGACAGTCGAAAATGATTACTAAAAAAGTAATAAAGAGATGATTATTGGATTAATAGTACTATTTGGATATGTTGCTTTCATTATTAGTGGAACAATTTATTTTACAATTAAGTTATGGCAATAAGAGGAAGACCAACAAAATACAATTTTAAAAAACTAGATAAACTCGTAGATGAATATTTAGCTACTTGTATTGATGAATACAAAACAGACAAGTTTCCTGATGGAACAGTTAAGACAAGATTAATTGTTAACCTTCCTACTTTTGAAGGATTCATGATATTTACAGACATTGCATCTACAACATTTTATGAATGGAAAGAGAAACATAAGGAATTTGCGGAGTCTTTGAATAGAATCTTATTTAGACAGAAACAAGAATTAATTAATAAAGGAACTTCTGGTGAATACAATAGCACTATTGGAAAGTTAATTCTATCAGCTAATCACGGAATGCGTGAAAAGTCTGATGTTACTTCAGACGATAAACCAATACAGTCGAATACTATAGTAGTTAAGCGAATGGATAAAGATGAATAGACTAAAAATATTCTTATTTCCTTTTTGTATTATTCTTTTCTTTCCGTTACTTGCTATACTTGGTAAAAATAAAACAGATAACTTTATTGATTGGGTTACGGAAGAATTATGAAGCAAATAGTTAATGAAAAGTATATTGATATGTTTCCTATACCAAAAGGAATCCGCTATGTTATCTTAATTGGTGGACGAGGTGCTGGACGTTCTACAGTATCATCACAATATAGCTTAGCCAACTTAGTGGCTCCTAATTATTTTAGAGGGGCTTTTATGCGTTCTGTATATGCTGATATAAGAGAATCATGTTATAAAGAAATAACAGATAGAATGGACGAGCAGGAAGTTACAAATAAAATGAAAATCAATGATAACGAAATGGAAATAACTTATGGACTCAATAGTCTAAAAGCTCATGCATTTCGTAAATCATCTTCAGGACACTCAGCTAAACTTAAATCGTTGGCATCATACAATCAAGTATGGATAGAAGAAGCTGAAGAAACAGGTGAACAAGAGTTTATGACACTAGACGATACCTTAAGAACGACAAAAGGAAACATTAATATCATTTTATCTCTTAACCCTCCATCAAAAAATCATTGGATAATATCAAGATGGTTTGACTTATCTCAAGCATACGAAGAAGATGGAATTACTCCAATCAAAGGATTTTATACTCTTAAACTTAAAGACGATGTTAAAGATGTCTTATTTATTAATACAAACTACAAAGATAACATCGTTAACTTAGATGCTCATACTATACAACGATACGAAAAGTATAAAGAAACTAAACCAGATTACTATTATCAAATGATAAGAGGCTTGGTTCCTGAAACAGTTCGTGGTAAAATATATAAAAATTGGAAGATAATAGATAGTATTCCACATGAAGCAAGACTTGTAAGGCGTGGGATGGACTTTGGTTGGTTTCCAGACCCTATGTGTCTCGTTGATATTTACTATTACAATGGCGGTTATATCATTGATGAATTACTTTACGGGACAATGATTAAGAATAGAACTATTGCAGATACGATTGCTATTCAAAATGAACCAGATATCTTATGTGTTGCTGACGAAGCTGAACCAAAATCAATTGATGAAATATCTGATCTTGGAATAAATATTGAAGGATGTCCGAAGGGTAAAGGATCAGTATCATATGGAATCAAAACAGTTGCAGGATTAAAGATATCAGTTACTAGACGCTCAAAGAATGTTATTATATCATATGAAAATTATGCTTGGAAAGAAGATAAAGATGGAAATCCAACAGGTGAACCAAGTCATGAATACTCACACGCCATGGATGCTATAAGGTATCCTTTAGTGTCTTTGGTCGATAGTAGAATGGATCCAGAAAGAGAAGCTAAACAACAGATTGAGGTAGTAGTCAGGCGGGATAAGTATAAAAAAGATCAATCAAGAAAGTTTGGAACATCATAATTTGGAGTTTTAAAAAAAATATCTTATAATATATATATGGAAACAAAAAAATACAAAATAATTGGTAAAATAGAGATAGTAACAGAAGAAGGAAAAGGAACTGGAAAGTTTCTTGCAAAGAATTCAATTCATGAGATACCTGAAGAATTAGGTAGTAAATGGGTTGAAAATGGTGATGCAATATTAGTAGAAGATAAGTTAGATAAAGACGAAGAGAAAACAGATGCTACCGAAATTAAGGTGTATAACAAAGATAATCAGGTAGTAAGAGTTTATAGTAAGGCAGTTCATGGTAAAAATTTTATAAAGTTAGCAAAGGAATTTACAGTTAAGAAAGGTTATTCATTGAAATAATAATAAATAAACCCTTGTAACACATTTCTGCTTTGCAGTATGTGCTGTATGCCTATATCTTACTTACAAGGGTTTGGTATAGGCAAACAGTGGATACTACAAATATCCACTTTTTTATTAGAGCTGACAAGCTCGCTAATCAACCGAAAGGTTAAAAAATATTATGGATGATAATCTAAAGCCTACACAGGAGGAATTACAAGAGGAAGAGAATGCTCTTAAAGAATCCAAAGTAGACGAAATTCGTAGCTCGGTAATCGAGAAATACGGATTAGAAGAAGGAGAAAACGATGAACTTATCGACAAGTTGACAAAAGACATTGTAGCTCAACAAAAGTCTTTTGGTAAAGTGGTCTCCCAGAAAAAGTCTTGGAGAGAAAAAGCTCTCAATTCTATAAAGAAAGAGGGTGTAAAAAAAGAAGATAAGAATCTTACCCCAGAGGAAATTCGCCAACAGGCAGAATCTGCTATTGAGGAAAAGTTTATCAAACGAGATTTAGACGATTTAGAAGTTTCTGATACTCTTAAAGAAGAAGTTAAGAAACTAGCTAAACTTAAAGGTCTAAGTATTCGTCAAGCTTTTAAAGATCCTTATATTGCTTTCCTAAAAACTCAAGAAGACAATGAGAAGAAACTAGACAAATCAATTATTACGGGTAAAAAGAATGGAAAACCTACTCTCGTTGATCCTACCAAAGCATTAAATCCTGATGACTTTGACTTTTCTACAGCGGAAGGACGAAAAGCATGGGAAGACGCGAAGAAAGCTAAAACAAAATAGTTTATCATAGTTATTGGTTGTCTATTAAAATATTATAATTAATTTTATTAAAAATGGACGACATAAAACTAGAATTTTGGGGAGACATGCAGAAGACTCTTTGGGTTGAAAACTCAGCTTTGAATGTTCTCTCTAATAGCCAACTAGAGGGCTTAATCTCTACAGATGGACGTAAAGCACACAAGCCAGTAATTTCATTACCACATTCCGGAACTTATACCCCTTACGCAGATATTTCTTTCAATAGAAAGACTGCTTCAAAACAAACACTTGAAGTTAATACTTTCTCTTATGCCGCAGATGAAATAGATATTACAGACAAGAATCAAACAAGATATCCTTTGACCGAAACTGCTGCATCTGACCAAATGAAGACTCACAATAACAAGATTGAACAACTTGTTATGAGCAAGATTTCTGGAGCTACTCATATTATTCAAGGAACTGGTAATACAACTTTAACAGTTGATACTACAAGTATTTTCGACATCTTTGAAGAGTCTGATACAAAGCTTGGTTCAGTAGATGCTCCTTTTGAGAATCGTATTGCTATCTTTGGACCTCACGTTGTTGCAACAATCCGAAAAGCAAAGTCTCAAAGAGAGACAGGAATGGGAGATATGATACTTGCAAATGGTATCGTAGGATCTTGGAACGGATATAGAATTATTCAAAACAATAACTTGCCTTACAAAGCAACATTGACAATGGATACAAATCCAACAGCAGCTGATACAGTAACGATTGCTGGTGTTACATTTGAATTCGTGGCAGCTTTGGCAAACGTTTCTTCAACTTCATACATTGCAGTTGTAATTGGAAACGCAGTTGCTGATACAAGACTTAACCTTAAGAATGCTATTATCGGAAATGCAGCTACAAAAGATTCAACTTGGGCAGAAGCTACTGGTTCAGTTGGAACAAATCATCGATTTGTCCTTTCTGAAAAGAGAGGAATTGCAATAACAAATGCTGAAGCTATGGCTTTAACTGGTTATGGTGATATAGTTGTATCTGAAACATTTACAGCGGCAACAAACGTTTGGTCAGCACAAGAACAAACAGCAATAATGGGTGTTGCTGGAATGATAGACTTAGTTCTTCAAATTCAAGAAATTGAAACAACTAAGAAAGAAAAAGGTTTTGCTGATCTAGTAAAATCTTTGATCGGTGTTGGAACTTACATGTTTGACGACGGTGCTCGTGTCGCAGTGAAAGTTCGTGTTAATGCTAGTGCTTGGAAATAGACTAGAACCTAACCTTTATGGGTTGGGTAAGGTGCTAGAAGGTCGATATTCTAGCATCACATCCAACTCATAATCGGTAAGTGATTATAAATTATTAATCCTCTCGAAAGAGACAAAAATATATATGAAATTTTTAAATCGTGGACTTAAAATAAAATCAGGAAATGAAAAAGCATTAATAGCTAACAATGTTACTGCTTCACATCTTGTAGCTTTTGCAGGAACAGCATCAGGTGGAACAACAGCAACTCGTGCTTATACAATAACAGGAGTATTAGCAACAGATATTGTTACTTGTGCAATTAGAGCATCTCAAAATGCTACTACAATTCAAAAAGCAACTCTTACTGCTAACACTTTAACAGTTATATTTGCCGCAGATCCTGGAACAGGAACAACTGTTGATTATCAAATTCTTAGAGCAATTTAACTTAAATTTATATGTACACATCATTAAAAAGATTAGCTAGTGGAAAAGGATTAGGTAATACAAATTATACTCTTTCTACTACAATAGGGAAAAAGCTACTCATAGATGAAGTTGTAGTTGCTTATTCTGCTGCACCTACTCAAACAGGAGTTACAATCGCCTTAGATTCAGGTTTAGGGGCTGACTATGATGCAACCCTTTTGGCTGGGACAGCAAATGCTCGTTATACAGTTTATCCAGTAGATCTTAAAACACCTTTTATTCTTTTGGAAAATGACTCATTAAAAGTAACAGCACCAGCAGGAGGCGGAGTAATAACAGCTACAATTAGTATCATAGGTAGAGAGTTATAATTATGGCAACGTGGATAAACAAACTTAAACAACTCCTTATAGGATTTTTAGGAACCCACGATAACAAGTATATTATAACGGATAAAGGATTGAAGATTATTATTTTCGATAGATCTTTTCTACAAAGTTTAAAGACTGCTACCAGCTTTAGTAGTAAAAGCAAAAATATTACATCGTTTACAAACAAAGATATTAACTCAACTTCTTTCACGAATAAGAATAAACATAGTTCAATTTGGAGTAACATAAATAAATCATAGTATGGACAACGATAAGATACAAATTAAAGACTTAGATACCGAAACTCCAGTAGCCGAAGATTACTTAGTTTTTCAGAAAGCTACTGGAGATAACGAAGTATATAAATCTCCTAAATCTGAGATTGAGGGACATGATGCTTACGTATACATAGCCTATGCAGATGCTGATGATGGAACTGGATTTACTCTTGTCTTTAATGCAACTAAGGATTATATTGCTATTCTATCAAGTGAGATTGAAATTCCTTCTCCTGTAGTAGGAGATTTTGCTGGTTTATGGAAAAATTATAAAGGAGAACATGGAGATGCCGCAACAAACGATGTAGGAACAGTAACTAAACTAGCACCAGATGCTACTCCAACAATAGTTAATGTTGGAACTATTTATCACGCTATTTATGATTTTGGTATTCCTAAAGGTTCAACAATTTATTCAACAGTAGGAATTCCAGATGTATCAGTTGGAATGAATGGAGATTGGGCGTTTGATACTTCAGTTAATTCTTATGTTTACTATAAATCAGCTGGAGCTTGGGCACTAGTTAATAGTAACAAAGGTGCTCAAGGTGATACAGGTGCTAAGATTGTCAGTGTTGTATTCTCTGGCAATGATATGGTATTTACCTTAGACGATTCTACAACTGTTATATTAACTGATGCTAAGACAGATTTAAAAGGAGATACAGGTGCTAAGATAATTAGTGCTTCTTTTGTTGGAAATGACTTAGTTTTTGTCTTAGATGACTCATCAACAGTTACATTAGTTGGTGCTTTAACTTCTTTGAAGGGAGATAAAGGAGATACTGGTAATCCTGGAATGGTTTGGAAAGATGTTTATGTAGGTGCAACAACTTATGATATCAATGATGTAGTCTATTATCTTGGAAGTTCTTATATTTGTATTCATGAATCAACAGGAAACTTACCTACAGATATTAATTTTTGGAATCTAGTTGCTATAAAAGGTGATCCAGGAGCCGGATCTGGAGATGTATTAGGACCCGCAAGTTCTGTTGATGCTAATATTGTAATATTTGATGGAATTACAGGTAAAATTATTAAAGATAGTTCAACAAAAGTTTCTGATTTAGCAACTATCACTCAATTAAATCTTAAACAAACAGCATTTCCAGGATTAGACGAAACAACTCCAGTAACAATTTCAATAGATTATACAACTAGAATATTAACTGTTACACCAATAGGAGCATCTTTTAATGTCTTTACTGATGGAGGAGGTGTAACAACTAAATATACAAAAATTGGAGCAGTTAATTTTCCTGCTTTTACAGATACTTCAGGAATATGGTATTTTAGTTTTGATCAAAGTGGAAATCCAATAGCTTCTCAGACTGAGCCATCTAGTTATCGTATCTATGCTCCTATTTATCGTATTCTTTGGAACAGCACATTAAGTGGTTCTGCTAAAGCTATTACAGAAGCATATGAAATTCACCCAAATAATATCTCTGGTTCAGATCATGATTGGAAACATAAATATGGTGCAGTATGGAAAAGTGGTGGAATTTTAGCAAATTCTGCTCTTGCAGTAGGAACACCTAACGCAAGTGGATTAAATACTTGTGTAGGATTAACTACATTGGTTAATCTTGATGATAACTTAGAATATACAATAACTAATTCAACTGGAGGATTAACTTGGCAACAAGATTTAGGAGAGGTAACTCCTGCTAATATAACAGTATCGAATAGTGCTTTGATGCAAATTCGTTATCAAAATGCTAGTGGTGTCCAATTTATACTTCCAGCTACAAGATTTCCATTTGATTTTACAAGTAATGTTCCTAATTATATAACATCAACAGGGGTAAGAACTCCAGTTCCAGATAAAAGATTTTTCGTTTATTTTATAACTTCTATTCAAGACCCTAGAAATGGAACAGCAATTAAATTATGGTCAGCTCCTGCTAGTTATGGAACAATTGTAAATGCTCGTGCTGTAAATTGGTCTGATATGCAAGCTACATATCCTGTTGTTGCAGATAAAGAAGTTAGACCTCTTTATAGAATGATTTTTGAATATAGAGCTTCTTATAGTACAGCTGTAAAAGGTTCTGTGTTAAGAGAAGTTCAAGATATAAGAGTTGCTCAAGTAACAGCAACAACTGCTTCAACTGGTTCAATGCCAGCTTCAAGTGTAACTTTTGTTCCTATTGGAGGTATTTCATCAACAAATGTTCAAAGTGCTTTAGAAGAGTTAGATACAGAAAAAGTTCCTTACACTGGTGCAACAAGTGCAGTAAATTTAGGTGCTCACAATCTTACTGTTGATACAAATACATTGTTTGTAGATTCAACGAATCATAGAGTTGGGATAGGAACTACTTCACCATCAGCATTATTACATGGAGTTGCGGGTGTTTCAGATTTTAGATTTTCTCAAGGTGCAGCTGATCTTACTCCAACCATGTCTGTTATAAATACTAGTTCTGGAGGTAAAGCTGCTGCTTTGCTTGCTGGTACATCTGGTTCTGCATTTGATTTTGATTCTTCTGGTGGATTTTATATACAGAGTGATACAAAGGCAAACTTTTTGGCAAATAATCTTGGAACTGGATCTATTTTAATGACTGTATTGGGAAGTGGAAATGTTGGAATTGGAAATGCTTTTCCAGCAACAAATCTTGATATCACAGGAACAGGTGGCTCTCCATCTGGAACACCTTCTTTCCCAGTTAGAATTGTATCTGGAACAAACACTAATCCTGGTATAGTTTTTGAACGAAGTGATGCAAGTAAATTTGTAAATCTTTGGACGGGAAGCGGAGCAGCGGTGTTAGGATTTACTGATACTGCTTCAAGACTAGCTATTGGAACTTATTCTTACGCAAATAGATATTCTACTGGTTTCCCAACAACTGAAATTTTATCTATTCTTCCTAGTGGTAATGTAGGAATAGGTTTAACAGCTCCAACTGCACGACTTCATTTAACAGCTGGAACTGCTGTTGCATCATCAGCACCATTAAAATTTACATCTGGAGTATTGTTAGACACTCCTGAAAATGGAGCAGTAGAATTCGATAATTCTCATTTCTATGTAACAATAGGAGGAGTTCGCTATCAACTAGATCAACAAGGTGGAGGTGGAAGATCTGTATTAACTGAAGCATCAAATGCAACACCAAGTATAGATACCAATACTTACAATATGTATAAACTAACTGCTCAATCAGGAGCAATTAGTTCATTTACAACAAATTTATCTGGAACACCTAGTGATGGAGATGATTTACGTATTGAGATTACACCTACAGCTACGTCGTTATCGTTTATAGATGCAACTCAAGCAATTTCAAGTTCGGCAACAGCTTTTTCAGCTACTAAACCAGCAAATACAGCTGATGGAGATATTATGTTTGCTATGGTTTCAATTAATAGTTCAACCGCAATAATAACCGCGCCAGCAGGCTGGACTTTATTAGATCAAATACCAGGAAGTAATTATTGCTTATATTACAAGATAGCTTCTTCTGAAGGAACATATTATACGTGGAGTTTCTCACAATCTGTAGCACTTCGAATTACAACTAGTACTTTTAGATGTCCTAATTTAAATACATCTTATCCTATTTCTATAGCTAAATACAGAAGTTATAACGACGGAACAACTGCTATAAAATATAGTAATATATTTACAACTAAAACAAATAATGCTGTTATAGCATTTGGGTTAGCTTATATTAATACAAATGTAACTTTTAATCCACCTTCGGGTTTTACAGAAGATTATGAGCAAGGAGATACTACTACAAGATTTTGGCATGAAATTTCACATCAGTTGTATTCTACAACAGGAGATACAGGAGAAATTCAAGGAACTCTATCAAATAGAGTTCCTAAATATTCATGGATAGTTGTATTAAATACATCAATTAATATAACTTGGGGAACATCCTTTGAAGGGTTAAACTATGATTTACCAACTTCTATCTCTGACACTACTGTTATTGATTTACAGTGGAATAGCACAAGAGGAAAATGGGGAATGATAGGAGGAAGCAATTTTAAACCAAATTATGGAAATACTAAAACTTCTGGAATATTTATGAGACAACTTAATACTCCTTCAAATACTCAATATATTTATCATGGATTAGGAAAAGCGCCAAAACGAATTAAATTTAGTTGGAAATTTGCTAGTGATACAGATAATATAGCTATAGGAGAAGGAATATGGACTTATTCTTCTGAACAGTTCTATCAATTAGCTTATGTTGATGCTTCAGGCAGTTCTAGTCAACTTTATGACTCTACTTCAGCAATAAATATTAGAAATTCTTTACAATATTGTTGCGCAGTTGTTATATCTGTTGATTCTGAAAAAATCAGATTAGATTGGACATTTAATACTGGGGCAAGTGGTACTGGTGTATATATTATATGGGAAGCCGAATAATAACATTTAAAAAAATTATTAATTAACTTATAAGTATGTCAAAACTATTAACAGAGATAAAAGAAAATTGGATCCTAATATTATTCGTTGGAAGCTTAATTGTAGGTTGGACTACTTTTAACAACCGTTTAACAGTTGTCGAAAGTGAGACTCAAGAAAACACTGAAACATTATCACAAATTGCTACAATGAAAGAAGATATCGCTGTTATTAAAATAAACGTCGAATATTTAAAAGATAATATTAGAAACAATTAAAATATATGATATTTAATCACCTAACAAGTAAACAGACATTATACGCAGATGCTTTATACTGGAGTGGAGCTAATTCTGCTACCTATTTAATTGATGATTTTACACGAAATGCGAACTTTGCATATGATAGAGTTGTTAGTTTAATTCAAAAAAATGATACTCGATGGAAATGGAGTGATAGTAATAACTCTACACAAGATATTGCAACAACAGATATCGTTGCTAATCAAGATAATTATACGATGGAAGTTGAGCATTTAAAAATTTTAAGAGTTAGAATGAAAAAATCAGATGGTTCTTTCATTACTCTTATTCCTATTGATAGACGACAAGCTGATGATGATCTACTTAATACTTATGGAGATCCAAAGTATTATGATAAACAAGGAATGTCTCTTAAACCATTACCTATTCCTAATTACAGTTCTACTGCAGGATTAGAAGTGGAATTTCAAGGAGGACCTAATTACTTTCTAGTAACAGATACAACTAAAGAACCTGGATTTAATTCTCTATTTCATCGTCTTATTTCATTATATGCTTCTTATGATTGGTTACTTGAAAATGCTACAGCTAAAAATCCGATGTTGCATAAGATATTAAGAGTTGAAAAACGTATTGCTGAAATGGAAGCTGATTTAGAAGATCATTATGTTAATAGAGATGTTGATGACGCTCCAACACTTAGACCTAAACGAGTTAATAGAAATAATGGATTATCACTATAAATTATGAACACACCACTTTTTCCAAATGGAATAACAGGATTATCAGATACAAAGTTTTCTGGTTCAAGAGGAAACGCTTATAGGTTAGTAGGCGTGGATTTTCGTAGTGAACCTGGAGTTATCAAAGCTCATCAAAAACTAAAGAAAATCTCAGGTTCAACTGTTACAGAATTATGTAAAGATTCTATCGATGTATCAGATGGTTCAAAACTATGGTTTTCATCAGAAAGTGGTAAAATATGGAGACAAGTTGGAGATGCTTTTACTTTAATTCATACAGTTAATCCAGTTACTGATTATAAAGAACCTAATTCAATTGTAAGTGGAGTTTTCGATGATCCAGATAATGAAACAGGGATCACAATGTCTATTGCTGAAAATGATGCTGTTTATGGAACTTTTGATTCAATAGATAGTGCGATTGATGTAACTCAGGGAATAGAAAATTCATTAATTAATCTTGATGATACTTATTATATTCTTGCTTATGCTGGCGCTGGTGGTGATGGATATCTTCAATCTTTTACATTAAATTCTACTACAGGAGCATATACTCCCGTAGAAAATTTCGAACATGATACTGATAATGGAAGAGATAATTCTCTTTGTAGAATAGATAATACTCATTTTATATTAGCTTATAATGGAGGAGCATCTCAAAATGGAATAATAAAAACATTTAGTGGAACAACAGTATTTACTCAAATTGGAAATTTAACACATGATTCAACAACAACAGGACCTGGATATAATTCTCTTATTCAACTTGATGCTACTCACTATGCTCTTGCTTATTCAGGAGGAGTAGCTCGTCATGGTTATATTAAAATATTTACAGTAGATGGATCTTATGGAGTTACACAAACAAGTCAATTGATTCATGATAGTTCAGGAGCTACATATGGACATAAACTTATTAAAATAGATTCTACCCATTTGATGTTAGCTTATACAGATAATACAACTGCTCAAAAGATTAAAACATTTTCTATTGATGGTTCATATAATGTGACCGAAATTTATTCTTTATCTCATTTAACTACTGGAAATATTGATCAGGGATTAACTCAGATTGATGCTACTCATTATGCTTGGATTGGATTAACATCAGCTAGAAATCTTATAAAGGTATTTACTATTGATGGATCATATAATATAACTGAAACATTTAGTTTAGATGTTGGAAGTAGTAGTTATTCTTATAATTTAATACGAACAGATGATACCCATCTTCTTCTAGTTCTTGGTTCAAGTCTTGCAGGAACCATTAAAAGCTTTGAGATTAATTCATCTTTTGAATTAAGAGAATTAAGTTCTTATGATTATAGTTCATTAAATAATTTTGAAGTTTCTGTTATAAGAGCAGGAAGAAGAATTCTTGTTGTATTTGCAGTAAATGGTTTAAATTATCTTTCTACGATTACAATGACAGAGACATACGCTAACGGAATTGTTCTTAATCCATCTGGAACTGATAAAATTAAACTAATTGCAAGTACTTCTATCTCTCAAAAAACAATGAGTAGCAATTATCTTAAAAAAACTATTAAAATTCCATCAGGATATAGTAATTTAGAAGTTGTTGTAATTGCAGGTAGAGCAGTAGGAGAAACATATCCACCACTTGGAGCAACAGTTGCAGGAAATGCTATGACTCAAATTGTAAATAGAACTTCCGCTTATGGTTTTAAATGTAGTTCTGCTTATTATAGCTATGTTAATCCTACAGTTGGAGATAGTGAGATTTCTGTCGATTTTGGAGGAACACTTTCTTATACTTATGCTATTATTTTAGTATTTAAAAATGTTCATCAAACAACTCCATATTCAACAACTATATTTGATTATGGTTGGAAAGATTACTTAAAGTTGCCAGGAGATACTAATAATCAATTAAGAATTGGAGCATTTCTAAGTAAAGTAAATCCTCATTACCAAGGTGAATTACAAGATACTTTGGCGATAAATGAGATTGCTGAAGAAACAAATAGATATACTCTTTCAGTATCATGTAGAGATTATAATATTGGAACCGCTAAAATCTTAAGTGCTGAAGAATTTTCATATACTCAACAAGAAGTAGTTGGAACAGAAACTATAGAATATAAACCGGAAGAACAAATTTCAAAGATTTATTATACTAATGAAAGTGTGTTATTTGCTGTTCCTATTGATAAGATTACAGATTGGGCGAATAATGTTGAAACGATAGGAGTATTTCATAACGGAGATGATACTTATCATTCAATGGTAAAACAAAATCTTGAACTATTTATTGGAGATAAAATTGTATTAGCAAAAGTTAATACTAATGGAACTTTCATTCAAGAGACATCTCTTAACATCGCTAGTCCTGAACGTATTCAAGTCCTTTCAACATTTGATACAGATATACTTATTGGAACAAAAGACACTAATAGAGCTCGAGTATTACGTTGGGATACATTTTCGGATTCTTGGCTTGCTGATGATGATGTTATGGAAACCGGTATTAATGCTTTTATAAAGGACGATAACTATACTTACGTTTCAGCTGGTGATTATGGTAGAATATATTTTTACAATGGTGAGAAACTTAATATTCAAAAGAGAATACCTGGAACTTGGGACTCTACTCATAAAGCAACTATCAAAGAAAATGCAGTTGGTTATTATATGGGAAATCCAGTATTCGGATTATCAAATGTATTAAATAATCCAGCATTAGAAGGAGTTTATGGTTTTGGAAATTATGACGAAAAATATGTTAAAGCTATGTCTCTTGATTATCCGTTACCCACAAATGAATTCACAGGTGTGGATATTGGATGTCTAATGGTTAATGGAGCTGATATGTATGTTGCTTATAAGACAGTAACAGATGTAGGAATTGCTAAAATAGATTCAGCAAATAAATATGCTACTGCTTATATTGAATCAATGATGCTTACTTCACTTCAAGATAGAAATGAAGATTCTATGGTAGAAGGAGTTTGTGTAGATTATATTACATTACCAGCAGGAACCAGTATTGCAATTTCAGCTAAAACCAAATACGATACTTCATATGTATCACAAGCAGTTGTAACAGATACAGATAAAATGACAGTTAAAACTAAAGCTAATCTTCCTAAAGTTGTTAATTTACAAGTTAAAATAGATCTCATTTCTACAGGAAATTATAGTCCTGAGATAGAGAATATTGGAATATTATAATGCAAGATCCAACAATTCAAAACAATATTAATAATACAGATACAGAATTGAAACACAGAAGAAAGGGTGGAGCATTTGATATGTTTGCTCGTATTCTTAGAGGTGTAAATAAGATCATTTTTAACACTGGAACAGTTATGAACGATAGACCAGGACTTAAACAACCAGGAGGATCAACTAGTGGATTTACAGATTCTCAAAGTGTTTTCGAACTTTATCAAGAAATTGTTCCTAAAAAGAATAACTTTAATTTTATTGTTATTGGCAAAAAGGCAAATCAAGAAAAAACAAATACAAACTATATTGAAATCTCAGCTAACTCAAGATCAGATGAAGCAAATATTGCGAATGGACAAGTTATGTTATCTTTAGCTAGAGATGGAGTTCTTTATGATGCAGGAATAAGTATTTTAGAAGCTTCTAACTATCCAGATTTATTTCCTGGGTCTGGTGCTCGTATACAACTAGTAGGAGAAGGAATTGGAGGAGGTATTTCAATAGCTTATCCTAAAGATGATGGAACCTATTACATGGTAGTTGTAGATAATGATGGAATACAAATGTATGGATTACCTACTGTAAAACCAACAGGATCAAATCAATTATGGAAAAGTGGCGAATATGTTAAAATAACCTAGGAAATTATTAAGAAGTATTATATAATATATAAGATATATGACACAAACTTACAATAGAAATACAACAACCGCCGAATTTGGAAATAGAAATCAAGCTGTTGCGGATTTACAAAAATATCTAAATACAAAAGGAGCAAATCTTAAAGTCGATAGTATGTATGGACCTTTGACTCAAGAAGCTGTTAAAAAATATGGAACTCCTCCTGCTACAACAACTAATGTTTCCAAACTTGAAAGCCCTGTTCCTGCTACAAATTTAAGACCTACAACAAATGTTAATTTGCCTACTGTTGAAGCTCCTGATGTTTATAAAAATTACACAACTTCTCTTGCGTCAAATGTTGATACTTTAAGAAAGAACTTAGAAACTACTTATAAAACTCAATCTGAAGATCTTGCATCAAAGAGAGAAAAGTTAATGAAAGAGCAGAAACAAATTACGAAAGAAATGAATCCTGAAGAACGAGCAACTTATGAACAAGAAAATAGAATTAAACAACAAGAATTGAATGCCGCAGAAGTCGCTTCAGGAACATTGCAATCAGATTTTATGAAACGACGCAAGTTATCAAGCGAATTAGAAAATCTTCTAAATCAAAGTAATTCTTTAATTGCTGAAGAAAAAGGAATGCCTTTAGCTCAAAGAGTAGTTACAGCTCGAACGGCTAATACATTAAGTGATATTGCTTCTAGAACCGGTGTTATTGAAGCAACCTTTTCAGCACTTGATGGAAATATAACTCAATCTTATAACTTAATTGATAAAGCAAAAGAGACTGTATCTGCAGATTGGCAAGATAAGTTAACTTATTATGATACGTTGCTTGATTTGAATAAACAAGGATTACTTGATATTGATACTGAAAGTAAGGATATAGCTCAAAAACAAGTAGGATTACTTGAATCAGATCTTAAGAAAGTAACTGAAACATCTGATTATATTAAAGAATTAATGATTGATCCTGAATCTGCTCAATTCTTAGCTGATTCGGGTGTAAAACTTACAGATAGTATTGAACAAATAAATACTAAACTTGCAACTCAATCTAAAGCTCAACAAATAATTGACACTAAAAACGAAATGATAAAAGATGGATATACTTATATTCCATTTCCTAGTTCAACAGCTGGTTTAGTTTCTATTACAGCTGGAGATAAAACTTTATGGTTTAAACCTGAAGTCAAAGCAGTAACAACTATAGCTACAAAAACAAAAGGAGGAGCATCTGTTAATATCTTAACTCCAACCAATAAAACAGCATTACTTGGAGCTGGTTTAACTTTAGACGAAATCAATCA